TCATATCGTTCCCTACTATAATTGCTCTTCTTCGCTTTCTCCTAATTTATTTTCTCCTATATAAGTATAAAGGCGTATATATATACAACTAATGACTAACGAACAACTATTCAATCAAATACACTCCCTCGCTAACCCCTCCCTTATATCCAAAAAGCTCAAAGAGTATCCTCGTGAGTTCGCTGATGACTATCGCAAGTACTTTCATAAATTGAGAGTAGCCAAGAGCAGAGAGCTGAACAAAGACAAAATCAACGAAGCACGCAGAGAAGCCAGACGCCTTATAAGCAAATCTACCGTTAAACCCATTCAACATATTGATAAACCTATTGATATTGATGCCGTTGATACTGATGTTAAAAGAGAGTATAAGGCGGGCGCTAAGATAACTAAGCTGAATGAGAATACCATTGATAATTACATTAAATCTATTAGGGCAATTTATCCTAAATATAATAACGATAAGCCCCTTAATGATGACGCCGAGATTCTGAAAATGCTTAACGGTGTTAAATATAATAGCACGAAACTCTACAAACAAAATAAATATATTATAGATAATGTCAAAGACATCGCTACTAATTATCCATCATATCTCCCTAAGCTATATAGCATATATTCACGCTTGAATGGTAAAAACCTAAAACAGCTTAGGGAGTCCTTATATCCCTATATGACCGCTTATAACGCTAATTATACTGAGAATAGAAGTAATGTCGTTGTCAATAAAGAGATGACCTCAAAGATATCTTTTAATACCGCTGATGTTATTGAGAACGCCAATAAAATTGATGATGCATATGATAAACTAATGTATATGCTCCTGTTTCTTATGCCTACGCGCAGATTATATGATTATCGCATTATGCGTATTGCTACTAAGAAGGGCGATACAGATGATATGGAGTTTAATTGGTATTACCAAGGCAAGATGTATATCAATAACACTAAAAACAAACAGAAGATGATACTAGAAGCCCCTAATGAAATTATTGGAGTTATTAATCAGTTGCCCGCTGATACTGATTATATTTTCGGTAAGCTCTATACTGCCCCCACACTATCCCGTAGATTTGCTACGATTACTAACGATATATATGGTGATCCGTTTAATGCAGTAGATATTAGGAAGCTTAGGGCTACATATAATCTTAAGACCGCCGGGGATACTGGTGATATGAGGAAATATAATGAGACAGCTAAAAAGATGGGGCATAGTACCGCTGAAAATGCTAATTATTCGCTGAAAATAGATAGTCTCTCATATTTCTAATTTGCTTTTAATTGCGTTAATTTATTTTTTTTTATTTCTCCGCTAATTATAAATAGAATGAGTGAATTAAATAAATACAGCAGGGGGAAGATTTATACTATTAGATGCAGAACTGATGATTCGTTGGTGTTTGTTGGTTCTACTAGTCAGCAGTATCTCTGTCAGCGTTTTGCGTGTCATAAGAATAATTGCAAGATAGGAAAATCTGGTAGTCTGTATAAACATATTACAGGTAATGATTGGAGCGATTGGTATATTGAATTACACGAGAGTTATCCGTGTAATAGTCGTGATGAATTATGTAGAAGAGAAGGTGAGGTAATCCGTGAAATAGGTACTGTTAATAAGAATATCGCTGGCAGAACGCGGAAGGAGTTTTTTCAGGATAACCCCGAATATAAGAAAAATTGGCGTGAGAATAACTCTGAACACATTAGAGAATATCATAAGGAATGGCGCTCACGAAAACGCTCGGCTACTCCTTAATTATACAAAAGTTGATAGTATATAAAGTTTAGAAATGATATAGTATATAATAAATATCTCTCTATATAGTAAGATGAGTGAATATACCGAGCCTATTGATAGGAGAGTTCAACAGCAAAGAGATGCCTCTAAACGATGTTATCATAAAAAGATACACGAGAACCCCGAGTTTTACGCAGCTGAAAAATTACGCATTAAAGAGTATAAGATTAACCGCTATAAGACAGACCCAGAGTTTCGCGAGAAAGTTAAACAGATTAACAGAGACAATTATAGAAAAAAGAAAGAGGCCTAAGCAAAATATGGATATACCGCTAATTAAATCTATTATTCAATTTTTTATTTTTCAATTATCAATTTACAAAAATTGATAGATAAAGTATATAAGGAATATTTAATATTATAAAGTATAAATTAAAATCTCCGCTAATAATAGAATGAGTTTCAAGAAGTCCTTTGGTAGATCCGAGTTAAGTGAAATAGTCAATTTGCCGCTATTGAAGTATATAGTCAAGAACTGGGTTAAGTATGAGAGTTTAATCGTCAAGAACGATGATAATGATTATGACTACAATCCTAAAAATATATGTCAGAAGTATCTCGCTCAATATGACAAATGCACCACTATTAAATATAACAAGTCTTCTAAATACCCCTCAAAACTCGGTAGATGGTTCTGTAAAAATGGCGTTGGTATTCAGTCTATGCCGAGAATTATCAGACATACTATCTGTGATGGATTATATATAGACCTTGATTTCAAAAACGCACACCCTAAAATATTGGAGAGGTTGTGTAATAATCATAATATCAAATGCACGCATTTATCTAATTACATCAATAACAGAGATACTCTTCTAACTGAATGGGGTACTCTTATCAATCACGAAAAAGATGAAATTAAACAAATATTCCTATGTGCTCTAAATGGTAATACAACTAAATATATTATCCCTAACTGGGACCTGATACTAGAAGAGTTCAAAGTTATTCACAAGTCTATATCTCTATTACCAGAATATGATATTATATTGAAAGAAGTTGAGGATAAGGAACGAACTAATGTATATGCTAAGGTTGTTAATCGTGTCTTATGTCAAATAGAGAATGAATGTCTCCAATCTCTATATAAAGCACTTGATAACAAAGACTTGTTTAAAGTTGTTATTGATGATAATTATATGAGAGTCTGTGCTTTAATATTTGATGGACTACAAATCCCCCTAAATGAAAAAACTCAAGCATTTTGCAACGATGATAATTTCAAAATACTATCATCTATTATTGAGAATGATACTGGATATTATTTAGATATAGTACATAAACCATTTGATTGTAAATTGCCTATTCCTGATAATTACGACGATGAAACCGAAGATGATACTGAGATATTTATTAGAGACGATGGTGATAGTGCCGAACATATAATATTGAAGTTTGGTAATCTAATGATTAATTGTAATAATGTTAGATACATTAAGTATGGTAATATATGGAGCTGTGATAATAAAATGATAAGATCCACCTTGTTCGGTTGGATATTCAAAACTACTATGAAGCAATATACTATTCCCCCAAGTTTTAAGTATTACAACAGAGATAAAACTTGTATCAATAAATGTATTGATGTTATATATGATAATTGGTGTAATTTCATTCCTAACAATCCTACATTCATCTCTAATATGTTAGTTAATTCTAAGGAGTATCTCCCCTTTATGAATGGTATATATTCTATGAGACAGAAGAAGCTTATGAGTTATGATGAAGTACCCGTACAATTTACACAAGTTATAGACAGGAATTTCCCAGTATATAATCAGGAACATTACGAAACGCTAATGGAAAAAATAATAACTCCTATATTACCCGATGAGGAAGAGAGAGACTATTTTATATATTGTTTAGCTCGTGCTTTGGCTGGGAAGTACGAAGATAAAAAATGGTTTATCAACAAGGGTTCTAGAAACTCTGGTAAAGGTGTTATTACTAAACTACTACAGAATGCCTTTAAAATATTTGTAGGTACTTTTAATAGTGGTTCATTAACAAGAAAACAGAATGAGAATGCCGATGATGCTAAAAATCTGTCGTGGGTAGTTAAGAAGAAGGATTGTAGATTGTTGATATCCAATGAAGTTCAAGAAGACGCTATATTGAATGGTAAGATGCTAAAACAATTAGCGTCGGGCGGTGATACTATATTGGGTCGTTGTAATTATCAAGATGAGATAGAGTTCGTTCCGCAATTTACTATGATGCTCCAATTAAATAATTTGAAAGGTGTTGATCCCGTTGATGCTCTTGAAAGCTGTGAGCAGTTCTATTGTAAGAGTAAATTTGTTAGAGAAGATGAATTGATAGAGGGACAACCATTCCTTAAATTGAAGGACGATAATATCAAAACTCTAATTGATAAACCTGAAATTATTGACGCATTTACTATATATATAGTTAATCACTTTGCGGATTATATGGAAACACCAGAGATTGTAAAATGTTCTACTGGTGATATGTTGCAAGATATCCCCCTTACTTTAGAACAAGTAGTATTAAAACATTTCCGTCGTTCTAATGATGTTAACGATAAATTATTTACAGATGATATAGTAAGTAATATCAGCGATAAGACAGACTTTCAAGGAAGTGTTGATCTTAAATTACTATCTGCTATTATACTAAAATGTAATGTAGGAACTCGTACTGCTAATGGAAAGATAACCATAAATGGTAAGAAATTAAGTGGTTATTCTAATATTAAGTTCGTAGAGTAATACAGGAACGGCAGGAACGGCAGGAACGGCAGGAACAGCAAAAAAAAAACTTTTTATTTTTATAATTTATTTTTTTCAAATTTTTTTCTGTATATGAAAATACTTTCTATTCTGCCGTTCCTGCCGTTCCTGCCGTTCCAGAGACCATTCTATCATTACTCTTCTCTTCCGTCCCTTACTAAAAAGATAAGAAACTACTATATATATAATAATAACTATAATAATACATATAAATAAAATAAACTATCTAATCCAATCTAAATCTTCTTTTAAAATTATTTATAGCTTCTCTTAAACTCTTTTTTTCCCAAAGTATAAACCTCGCAAGACTTCCAGAAGACATATAATCTGAAAAATCTTCATTCACTTGATGCCTCGCTATATACGCTGATTTTAATTCATCGTTCTTATGGTCTATATAAGTACTACCATATTTTTTAATCCCCTTATCATCAGTTATAGCATATCCAAAATGCGTCGTCTTTACTTTGTTATTTTTATCATAAAATACCGCCATATATCTTTTATCAGGTCTATCACTTAATTTAATTATCACTTCCATTCTATCTATAATTATTATATATTATTATAATAAATGCGATTAGACAATTCACCGATAAATGAATATGATAAATATAGATTAGTTGGAGAGGTAAGCCATATACCTTGTAATATATGTAAGAAGCTATATACCCCAGATGATACTGATATATCACTTAATGGGAACCTATACTATAAAAACTGTAAAGCTTGCAGAGCTAACCGTTTAGAATTAAAAAAAAAGTATGAAGAAAAGAAGAGAGCAAAATCTGCTTAATTACCAAAAGTATCACTCATAACTCTATTTAACATAGTTTCTCTCATTCGTTTTTGCAATTGTTCTGCGTATGTCTGCTGTACTAAATAATCAGTTGATGGAACTGCACCCGCTACTTCTTGAGGTCTTGGAGATTTCTTTTTTTTCATAGGAATAGGTATAGGGGAACTTACATATTTCTTAACTATTTTTACTTTTTGCTTTTCCTCTGCGATTGCTTTTAGTTTTTCATTTTCCTCTTTCATTTTTAGCATCTCTTGCTCTTTCACCATCATCTCTTGCTCTTTCTCTGCCTTAATTCTCGCCAATTCCTCTTCGTTATTTTTTCTAATTTGCGAAGGGTTTATTTTTCTACTTCTTGCTAATTCTAATGCTTTTCTGCGTTTCTCTAATATTTCCATTTTACGCTTTTGAACTTCATCAGGGTCTTCAACATTTTCTACCAATTCAGGTTCAGGAGGTTTAGATGCTTCTAATTCTTCTAGTTGTCCGTTTGCCTTTTCTAATTTATTTTTTAATCTCTGTTCTCGTCGTTTAATATTATTTCTTTCTCTCTGTTCGTCTGTTAATGGTTTTCTCCCACTCATTTTAATATTATATATGCTAATATATGTATAGAAAAAAAATTTAATAGCATACACCGAATATTTAATGTATATACATACTCTTTTATGG